CTGAGTACCAACATTCTGAAGTCCTTTCATTGATAGAAAAACACCCTGTGAACAGCCATTGACGACCGTGAACGCCACCGCTGGCGGACTGTTCACAGGGATGAGAATTCAGAGCCTGCTGGCCTTCATTGGCTTGCGGGGGCCAGCCGTTGAAAATCATTTTTCAATGCAGCAGGCTCTGAGGGAGATTCGCCCCCGCAGTTGCCAAGGGGCACGACTGAAAACGATCCAGCCGTTTCCGATTTAATCCGGTGGACCCATGCCCTCGCCGGTTAATATGTCCGCCCATATTTGTTGCGAATCTGCTTCTCAACCCATTTCCGTTCCTTGCGTTCCGCAGCAAGTTCGCACGAGCCAGCCGCAAAGCATCCAAGCATCACAATCACCATAAAGGCCAAGCAGCTATTGAGCATTTGCGAGACTCCGTTCTTTTTGTTTTTGCAGACACGTTCTGATGTTTTGTTTCGATGCCTGAGTGTGCAGGCATCCGCATGATCTTGTATGGCCATTTTGGATTCGCACCCTGATCACTTTGCATGTCGCGCCGCACTTGCACTGGCATAGCCATTGGCCATAACGCTTGCCGCTCCGCACTTTGTATTCCACCTGCCAGAGCACTGTGAGCAGCGAGTCTTTTGGCGGTATTGGCCTGTCTGGTTTTGGTGGTCTGATGCCTTTCATTTGCGTCGTCCATTGAAATACCTAGCCGCAATCCGCCACAGCACACCCTGCCTCGTCTCGCCGGTCTTTGTTGCTTCATCCGCCAACGGCTTTTGCAGTTCCGGCGGAACACGCAGCAGCAATTGAGGATTGCCCTTGATTTTCTTTGTCACTTCACTTTCTCCAGTTCCTTCTTGAGCCGCAAGACTTCGGCGTAGTTGCCGTCGTGCTGGGCGTAAATGATGCGGGCTTGCAGGTTGCGGATTGTGGGGGCTGGTCTGCCAGCCCCTTGTCTTTTCTCTTTGCTCATTATGCTGCCTTCGCTTCCGCCACCACTGTTCTCCACTCTCCAAGACTGAAGCCAACCGCTCGAAACATTCGGCTGAGCATCTTTGCGTCGTTCTCGTCGTTTCCTGTCAGCCAAGGCTTGATCATGTTGATTGTTGCTGGTGTGTTGATCATGTTCTTTTCCTTACCAGTGTTTTGCGTCTCGATGCAGGCATGATATCACTATCGGAATTGGCGTCAATGGTTGGTGATATCATTTTGCAGGATTGCGGAAAAGATTTTGTTTTGCCCGTGTTTTGTGGGGTATCCAGAAACGAAGCGAGCCTGCCCCGATCGAGGCAGGCCCTTCCCAGGCTTCGTTTCTCCGGTTCATGACGCCGGGGCCGTAACTATGACTTCACGACCACACGGGCCTTGCTTGCCATGCCTCAATGTCGTTTTGTTTTTTCGTTTCATATTGCTCTGTGTTTCGGTGAGCAATCATCCTGACAGGCTCATTGGGATTCGTGACGTAACCGACTTGCCAGCCCCGTCGCGTGACTTGATGCGATCTCCAGCCGTCTTCGTCTGCGTGGTATTGCCTGCCATCGTCCGCGAATGGATACGGGCCAATCTCCTTGGCTAGTGCGGACCTGATTGCGAAACAGCCGCCTGCAAGATTCTGCAAGCCCGTCGCGTTACGAAACTGGATGTCTCGAACCTGCGTAACTGGAGCTTGCATCGCGTTAGCCATTAACGCCCGGCCTTCCTCGGTTCCGCTGTAATCAACTCCGCACGCTCCCAGTTTCGGAATGCGATCAAATGCGCAGGCGATAAAGTGCTGCCAGTTTTCTCCAGGCAGAATGTCGTCGTCAATCGTCACGTAAATGTCATGCTTTGACGGGTCGAGCAGTTCGGCCAGAGCCTTGTTGAGTGCGTGACACTTCGAGGGCGTGCCGTCGAGAACGTGAAACTCTGTTGGGTACGTGAACGACATTTGCAGTTCGTCGATTGTCGCCTGAGCCACTGCCAACCGATGCGTTGGGACTACTACAAGAAATCGCGGCCCCGCTGGTGTTGCCGGTTCGTGCCGTTTGTTTTGCTGTAGCACATGGGCCAACAGTGCCGGATTGCGGTGTTCCGTATAGTTTCCGCTCGCTGTGCCAGAGTCCGCAATAGCTCGCAGGATCGCTCTCAGGTTGATCGGAATCCGCTTCGCATCAATGCCGCTTCGCTTAACTTTGCGGTATCTCGGCAGCGTTGACGATGCCGCGTCACCGTGACGAACCCAGATCCAGCCGACTGCATCGGAAACGACCTTTGTTTGCCATCGTTTGTGGTATCCCCAGTGCTGCTCCTGATGTGGATCTTTGTCGTGATCAGTCACCAGCGTCACGAACTGGATGCCGGGATGGTGAAGGAGGTAGCAGGTTTCACGCCAAAAGACGTACCCGTTTGGCCAGATGAGATTCCATTCGCCCGACTCTGGAGCTTGTGCCCTTGTAAGTTCACAATATTCTTTACAGATCACGTCGTCATCGTCCATGCGACTGACGATCTTGCGTCCCTCGGGAAGTTCCCAGTTCTCGCGATAGAGTTTCCAGTTGGGTCGATAAAGTGCTTTCACTTCGCAACCTGTCGCCCGGAATGCCTCAAGTCGCTCAGCCAAAAACGGATCGTCAGGATTGACCGCGATGTGAATAACAGGCTTGACGGTCTGGTATGCGAGCGATGGTATCGCAGTGTGTCGAGAAATCTCCAGCCGTCGCTCTGATAGCCTGCGGTCAATGTAGGCCGACTGGATGATCATGATATGAGGAATCATTGAGCCTGCTTCTCGATGTAGTCTCGGTGCGTTTCTAATGGCCGCCGCTTTACAGTTCTTGGACCTTTCTTCGTGATGATGTAAACCGGCTTTGCCGTCTCGTGTTCAGCCTCAACAGTCGAAGGCGTCGGCAGCAGTTCGGCCAGAAAGTCGTGTAGACCATCGCACCACGCAGGCTCAGTGTTGTTGATCACGGTCGCGTTGGCGGTTAGTCGCTGGAACGTTTCTTTGTCCGCTTGATGCTGAAACCGCGCAAAGAATGGCCGCGTGCGTTGCGGAGTGCCTCGGTAGACATTGCCGTAAAGCACTTCCCACAACATCGTATGCTCGTGCAGATTGAAGTCGTCGAACATCGCCCGCAGTTTGTCTTTTTCCAGCCAGTGCGGTAGATGCGTTGCGTAGTCGTGCTGCGTTAATCCACGAGCCGCCAGAGTCTCCATCGACAGTGTTTTCCGCTTCTGCCAACTGTTGCTGGCATCAGGTCGCCACGGCTCCGCACGCGGCGTCTTAATGTCGTCTAAGGTGAACGGCTTTAGAAAATAAATATCGTCCATCATCCAGACGCACTCGGAGTCAATCTCGGCATGTGTCGCGATGTAGAACACCTTGCCAAGCATGTCGCGGAACGCTCGGTTTGGCCGTGTTGCGGGAACTCTCTTTTTTATGATGACATGCCCGTGATACCAGTCCGGCTTGTCACCGATGATTGTGATCTTCGCCCGACCTTGAAAGAACGTCTCGACTGATCGGATGGACCATCGAAGCTCGTCGGCTTGTGCCCCGCCGTCCCAATAGGGCCAGACAAATTGTGTGACTTCTGGCTCGGCTGAACGGTGCTTTGTTTCGCCGCATCCACCGCATGACTTCGCGGCTACTGTAATTTCTCCGCGTCGGGCTTTTTGGATTAGCAGTTGTTCTGTCTGGGCGAAGAAATCACGATTGCCCACAGGTTTTCTATAGGGACATATTTGACAAAGTGCAACCGGAACGGTTCCGTCGTGCATCAGGTCTTCTGTGTTCGTGCAAAACGCCCGAACATTATCAATCGGACCAAAGTGCAAGCAGTCAATCATGCCGGACTCATTGAAATTGACGAGGCCCAGCCAGTTCCGCACGGAGACGGGTTTGACCCGCCGCTAATTAAGATCAGGCTATTTGTCGTTAAGCATGGAACGTCGCCGTCATTGTAGTAACCAATAGTCAATATATCGTGACGGTATGTAATGGAGTTTCCGCGAAATTGTATTACCGCGTTGATTACATTTTGATTCCCAACGAACGAGTTCGACAACCAAACCGATACTAATCCTCCATTATCTACGAACGGAGGATTGCAAACATTTGGGTTGTTGTTTGGAATAAAACGTGGGCCCGCATCGGACACCCAACCACCCCCGCAGGTAGCCCCAAACCCGAAACTTCCAGATCGCCAGTTGCATAAATAGCTCGGCTGCGAATAGTGAGAGCAGCACGGACCCGACCCGCCGGTCACTCCGATGGAAACGCGTATTCGCTGCGGCGCTACTCCATACCTACACGACCCGCAGCCTAGCGTTAGGATTGACGCCGATGCCGACTGGCTCGGCGGCGTCGATTCACTCGGCGGAATCGACTCACTCGGCGTTTCTCCACAATGACAGCATCCTAATAGCATTAGACGCTCCCCGACGATGCTGAGCCGCCCGGACAGTCAGCCGCGTATAGCTGCCATTCGCCGTCGATCATTTCTGCCTTGCCATATGTGCCAGCGTCAACGCTGATTTGTGTAAAGCGATTTACGATCGTGATAGAGTCGGTGGACAGCGTCAGGTCTCCATCCGTCTTCCTGCGGAGAATTCGTGCGGTCGCCGTGCTTGGATCTCGCTTCGTGTTTACGGCTGCTGGTAGGTCGGACGTAAGAACGACTTGAATGCGGCCCATTGAACCGCGTGGCCTGATCTCCGTGTAGGTGGTTTCCCCAGTGCTGATTGATTGCAGCAATGATCTCGCATCCTCTGCGTTGAATCCATATGTTCGCTCGTCTGGCATGTTAGCCTCTCAGGAAACTGCTAAACGAAACTGCTTCATAAATATCAAACTCCAGCACGCTTGGCGCAGTTCCGACAGCAACCTTTGCTCCGGCCCCATTGAGACCTCCGAGAATCACGTTGCTATTGTCGTCCAAATACGGCTTGTGCTTTCCGCCATCCAAATAGACAGTGCCAACATCCAGCCGTTTATGCTTCCACGTTTGGTCGTTGTATCGCAATGCGTATCGCGTCAATCGTTTACGTGATCCGTAATAGAACCCGACAACAGATGACAGCACAGTGCACAGGAGCGTTTTTTCCGACTTGCCCTTGAACGTGCCGTTGTTTACGACTTCGTTTCGATCGACCACTTCTTCATCAGTGTCAGTATCTGGCTCGAACTGGTAAAACTCCCAAATTGGAATGAATCGCGATCGGACAACGCCCGTTTCAAACGGCTGCCCAGCACTGTTGGCAATACGAGCACCGCTTCGATCTGTCGTCACGATCTCCTGCAATCGTTCGAACTTGGTTTCGTAAATTGGAACCCATTCGATCGGGTTAGAGCTGACGCTGGTTCCTGATGATGCTGTGGACGATTGGCCCTCGGACACCTCGGAACTGAACGTTGCTGTTACATCCCAGAGTTTTCGCTGGTCTTCTCTTCGCGTCGCGTCAAGTCCACGGCAAATGCAAAACCCGCTCGATGATGTGCTAACGTTTACAATCGGCAGGCCAGCGGTAGCCAGCACTTCGAGCCTCGGCGTGTTGACCGAGTCACACGCTACGAGGAAGTGATATTCTTCCTCAAGCACAGCAATGCCACCGGATGACCGGATGCTGGATTTGCCTTCGCTTGTTTCGCCTCGAAATGTCGTTGGCATTATGCTGGCACCTGTATTCCTGTGGCTTGAATTGATAGATCAAGTTGCGTTGCCGACGATGCTGTGCCAAGCCGCGTCACATAGTCGCCTGTCGATCTGTCAGCGTTCGGCATGATTCCGCCAGCAGTGTCAGACACTAGATATGTTTCCCCGACTGTCATTGTGGTGCCGACAAGAATGATCGAGCCGCCGACAGCCACCAGTCCATAGCCATCTGTCACGCCAGGCGTCATTGCGATTCCTGTCGCTGCTGCCAGCGTTGCCGATGCGTTTGCGTCCGATGCGACGTACTTGCTGGAGCTAAGGGAAACTGGCTGCCCGACTGCTACGGTGCCGCCGTATTGCAAGGTGCGAACCTGCGTTGTTGCTGTGGGCCTGACTGCAGTGATGCCACTAAGATCCGCCATTATCGAATTCTCCTGAAACCGTTTTCCTTGGCTTCTCTCAAAAGGCTATCCATGATTGCAATCTGCCGCGTCGCCAAAGCGTTTGCCGCCTGCTGTTCTTTGAAAAGCTGCTCTGCCTTCCACGCAATCTGAGCTTCGCCGGGCGTCGGCTGATCTGGCACGGCCGCCACGCTGATCTGCCGATTGATTTGATCGGCAGAGAACTTAGCAGCCTCAGCAGATCCGACTTCCATGCCAGCACCCGGCCCGGCCGCAACGTCTGCTCTGCGCTGTTTGTTCTTTTCTTCCTGCTGTGCAAAGTAGTCCATCGCGGCCTTGCGGGCATTTTCCATGTCTCGCTGGAATTGCTCTTCGGCTTGCTGTGCTGCTCGCTCTTGGGCCTTCTTTGCGTCTTCGATAGCCTTTAGCCGAGCCGCCTTTTCTTTCTCGATGTTCTTTTGCTGCTGCTTGACGGCGTCTTCTGCCGCCTTCTTTTGGTCTTCGATGTGCTTTGCTCTGGCTGCCGCTAACTGCTCGGCTGCCTTGCGTTCGGCGATTGCCACATGGTTGACAGCAGCCTCCTTTTGCTGAAACTCCTCGTTGATCGCCTTGTGTTTGGCTGCTTCGGCTTCTCGGTCTCGCTGGTCAAGCAAATCAAGGAACTTGTTCATTTCGGTAGTGTCAACCGTAAAGTTCGTGACGCTGTTGATCAGGTCCGTCACTACGGCAATTGCGAACCCAAGCCCCTGCGAAATGCCATCGATAAGGTTGATGACAGCATCGAGAATGGGCTTCAGTCTCGTGAAGGTGTCGAGTAATTGAATAAGCAGCGGTCCCATTGCTTCCCCGGCTGCCGCCAGTTTTTGCTCCATGTCGCTCAACGCAATGTTCAGTTTTCCACTGACTGTTTCAGCAAGTCGGTCGGTCATTCCATGAAACATTCCGCCTTCGGAAGTCGCATCCATGAATGCCTGCCGAACTTCCTGTGCGGAAATCCCGCCGTCCTCCATTCGCTTTTTCAGTTCGTTCATGGATTCGCCGGTGGTCTTGCTGATCTGTTGCAGCGGATTGAACCCTGCATTAATCATCTGCAGCAAGTCCTGCCCCATCAGGCGGCCCGCTGCGGTTGTCTGAGAGAATGCCAGCGACAGCATCTTGAATCGATCGTTGTTTCCACCTGTGACATCCGACAGCATTTGTAGGTTCTTCTGCACATCTTGTGCAGCCACGCCGAAGCTCATCATTGTTTTTGTAGCGTCTGCAGCATTGCTAAACGTGACCGGCGATTCGGCAGCAAACTTGCGAATTTGCTCGAATAGTAACTGGCCATCTTTTGCACTGCCGGTCAACACTTCGAATGCGATCGTCGCATCCTCGACCTGTGATGCAAGATTTATCGATTTGGCGACAGTCTGAACGCTTAGATAGGCTGCTGTCATGCCTTTGATTGCTGCGATTGCTGATGATGATGATACCCCAGCCTCCTTCGACGCCTTGTTTACATCTCTGATCGCCGGTGCGGCCTGTTCGTGCTTTCGCTTCAAGTGTTCGACTGCGTTTGCATACTCGACTGACTTCTTACCAGATTCGCTAAACGCACGATTCAGCAGTCCCAGCTCCTGCTTAAACTTTTCAGCAGGCGGCACCGATTGCCGCATGATCGACGCGACTTTTGTGACCTCGCCCTTCGCAAGGTTTGCCCCCTCGCTAAAGTTCGACACGTCCATGCCCAGACGGACATTAAGTGCGGTGATTGTTGTCATGAGAAACCAAATGCCCGCTTGAGAATGTCCGTTTGTGCTTTTGGATGACTAATGCCGCGTACTCTGAGCTTCGTTCGTTTCTGCCACCTCATCGAATCCGCAGGCATGAAATCAATCACACTCAGCGATTCCATTTTCGCCCCTCGTGTTGCCGCCATCATCACAGTGTTGCTGTGAATCATCGCGGACAGCGAAGCTGCCTGTTCCCAGTGCGATCCAAACGGCTCGCACTGGTAATACGCCCACCACACATCAAAAACCCGATCCGATATTGAATCCAACCACGCCTCTGGATCGTCTATTCCAAGCTCAAGGCAGACTCGGCAGGCGAATCGGAGACGGTGGTTTTGCCGGACTCCCCCAGCGTTGTCGACGCCTCACTCACAATGGCAAACTTCTGGCACTGTTCCGACAACTCCTGATAGAAAGCCAAATCAATCGACCCAAGCTGTTTTGTCTCGGTATCCTTGAACAGTCGTTCGCCTTCCTCGTCGATCCACATGCGTGCGGTCAGCAGCATGATTGCGTCGTTAAGATTCGTTGCGATCCATTTGCCTTCTTTGTCAACCAATGACATTTGATACTGCGAGTGCTCCAAAGGTGTCGGCCGCTGAAGCCTGACCTTATGCCCGCACACTTCAATGTCCTTGGTCAGCCGCTTTGTCAGTTTCCCTAACGTCGCTCTCGTTAGTGTCATTATTCATCATCCTCTTTCGGTTGAAGATCAGGATCGACCGGCATAACTACGCCGCCGATTTTTAATGCTGCTGTTTCATTGACGGCCTGAATCAATTCGGCCCTCGTGGTTTCGCTAAATGACACAATGCACTGCAGCCATGCGTCAGGCGATTTCGGCAAGTATCCGACCTGCACGTCATCGCAAAACACTATCCATTGCTCGTGATCCACTGGCGATCCGTTGGGAGCTTCGCCAATGTGATCAATCAATTTGATTTCCATCATGTTTCTCGTGTCTGTGATAGGGTTTCGCCGGTCATCTTCAGCGTGAACTCACAATCCATCGTTTCGTTGTTTGCTAACTGAGGGAACGCAACACGGCTGAAAAACGCCTTGCCTGTGATCGTTCCGCGTGTAACGCCGCTGGTTGCTGTGCTGAGCTGCGGAAGCGTGACGGTCACCGTTGCGACTGTTCCGTCAATTGGCGGCAGTCCTAAAGATGGACTGAACCGGACGACGCCGCTGATCTCGTTTGGCGTTGCTAAATCGTGCGGGTCATTTCTGGTAAACCCAGTATCCGCCAGCACCGTTACGTCACGCTCGCCGAGCGTCCATTCGCCCGGATTGATTGAAACCACATTTCCGGCCCACGCTGTGGTGATTCCAGTTGTCTGTGTTCCGCCAAGAGTGATCGTGGCTGTGTTGCCTGTTTTGAATCGTGTCCCCGTTGCCATTTTACACCGTTTCCTGATATGCGATCATGTAATCAAAAATCGTTAAATATCGATGCTCCTGTGATCCATCAGTCGGCCGCTCATCCAGCGTCTGGATACCTCCTGTGATCATTACAGATTCAATCGACACGCCGCCCATTGCTCCGGTGTAACCCTGTAAATCACTTGCCCTGACCGCTTCTGCAATCAGGTTCGCACCAGCCCGCGTTGAGGCGAATGCAGTAAACTCAATGCGGCTTCTGGCAATTCCAGACAATCCGTTAATGAGGTGATCGTGCGTCGTGCTGATAACCGTGTACGTCAACGCTCCGCCTGTCCTGATTGTATATCCTTGCGGCAGTACATCCGGGAATATGCGAGTCGATACGGCGGCTGCTACGCCGACATTCGCCGCAAGATATCCCCTGACTGCACTACCAAGATCCGCCATTATTTTGCCATCCGATTTGCTGCGGCTTCAATTCCTGACTTCAAAGACGAAGTCACGGCCGCCGATGCCGCTGATTTTGTTTCGTCTGCCGTTTTCTTCACAAACTGATTGACCTTGCGAATTGTGCCAGCATCACGCCCCCACAAAACCTTTCGCTTATGATCTTTTGAAAACAGGTTTCCATGCCCGCCGCCGTCACTGTAAGAAGGCCCGACCAAACCAATCCGGCCAATCAACACACCCAGTTTTTTCTTTGGCCTTACTACTGATCGAATCGTCGTTTTGAGTTTTTTCGCACCACTCCAGCGACGTTTTGTTTTTGTTGATTGTTTTTTGCGTGAACCGTCACTTTCTGGCGTGTTGGCAAGCATGGCCGCTTCAACTGGCACCGTTCCAGCCTGTATTGCGTTCTCAATAACCGTACTTCGAATGACAGATTCCAGTTGCTCTAATTGCTTCAGGAATTTGTTGCCATCAATAAGCTCCATCCCAATCGAAACGCGAGCCATTACAGCACCACCGATTTGCAATAGAGTTCTCGATAGCGATCCATGCCCTGAACTGCTTTAACGTAGACGATCCAGAAACGTTGCCCGTCAATGTCGATCGCCATTTCTGGCGTGTAGCCGTCCCGATAACGCACTGTGAATATGGCACTGATTCCGGCCTCCACTTGTCGCCCACGTGCTCCTTCGCCGCCTGTTGTCGGCTCGTACTTCGCTGGCTCATCTGACAACCAAGTGCTAAGCGTGACGACTGGCTGCCCGGCTCCGTCCTGTGTCGTGCCTTCCACGCTCACCGTAATTCGGTGCCGCATCGTTCCAAGTCGGAATTTTCGTTCAGGGCGGAAGGTCATGGATAACTTGCCCTCATCTTCTTTGCGACAAGTGCCTCATACGCCCGTCGCTCGCCAGATGCCGCAATCATGTCGCGGTCTTCAAATCGATTGGCCAAACTCAATTTGATTGCCATGCGGTCAAGTTCCGGACACGCGCGGGAGTCGCTGCCATATCCGGCCGTGTAGGTGATTTTGACCGCTTCGCTTCTGTCCTGCACATCGGGTTTTACAAATGTGTCAAGAAAACGCACCTCGTCGCTGTCCAAGTAGTAATTGGTCGATGAAACGGTTTGCGTTGTTCCTGTTGTGTCAACGTAGGTCACTGAGGAAACTGCAATTGCTGGCCGCACCGACAAAACGACGGTAGACAGAAACTTTGGCAGCCGATGTTCCAGCGTCCGCGTAATCAATGCAATTGAGGTGTCTCGTTCCCATTCCTCGCGAGCCGCTGCAATCATCGACGCCAGCTCTGTGTCGTGACTATCGTCGCTTGCCCCGATGCTGAGCTGTGCCTTGGCCTCTGCGATCGTCACTGGCTCGGTCGTCGGAGGAGTCACCACTCGAACCGTATGGCGGATTTCTTGATCCTTCTCCCGCGTCGCCCGGTCCGGGTAATAATCTTGCCACGTTGTTCCGTTGCAAAACATCGAAGACGCCTCCGCCAATTACATCCAATTCAAACCGAGACCCAACGCGATACCCGCGCCAGTCCTGCATCAATTCGACCTGCATGAGTCAATCCATTCGTTCGGGTATGCGTGAACGGCTTCATATGTGTTCGGCTCGACCATGACGACCATTTCTTCCATATGCCCGATTCGCGTTTGCGGATCAAGATAGACCGTGTTGCCAGCCGCTTCCCACTGCTTCCAAAACCAAATGTCATCATCAATGCGAAGGTCGCCCCATTCGCCCTGCTCATCTGGTTTCGACCAAAACCAAGGCTTTTCAACGTCCTTGAGCTTCTTCAAATCAATCACAGTCAGCCCGAAATGTGCGGTCGAAACTTGCAGCGGAGTTCCGCCCACCTCTGCTGTTGATTGCCCTTTAATGCTTGCCAGCATGGTTTTGTTTCCACGCCGTATCTGCATGGATGCTAGTGCATCAATATGCGGATTCGCTTCCAACGTCTGTAGCAATCGCATGATGTCGCGATCTGTGAACAGTGAGTCACCGTCACAGATCACGGCAATATCAACGTCTTTTTCCACAGCGTGCTGCAACATCCGCTGCATACACTGGCCGTAAAACACGCCTTGCGAATCCTGCAGCGGAATCTTTGCTGCCACGAATGCTGCGTCTATGTAGTCTCGACAAAAACAATTGATGTATCGCGGCGAGGTCATCATGCCGCACACCTTCACAGATTTTAAGGTCACTCGTTTGCTCCGGGTGTTTTGGGTTTGATTAGCCAATCGCAACGAAGTCGGCTTGTCCTGTGGTGCCTGATGGCATGATGTCCATTGTCAGTTCCGCAACGGCAGCCAATGACACGACGCTGTTGGTCGTGTGAGTACCAGGTGTTGCGAACAGACGAACGTATCGCTTTCGCGTTCCGTCGTTGTTGATGTGAAACTTTGCGTCGCGGCCAGTCGCCGTTGACAGTGTCACTGACAACTGCATCGTGCTGGTGCTGATGTCAGTGAAGTCGGTTGTGGTTGTGGTGTCGGATTCTTGAATCTTCACGACGACTGGAGCAGCGTTTGTGTTTGCCGCGACCGATGTTGTCAGAATGATGGTTGCATAATCTGCCCCCTTCATATCAACAATTTCTCCAGCGGCTGTAACCGTCGCTGCCGCCGTCTGTGCTGACAGTGCGATGACTGCCTGAGTTCTTTGATTCGGTTTCATGTGTTCACCTTATGAAAATGATTGCGATTGGTTTTTGGAAAGACCGGAACGCCAGCAAGCCAACGTTCCGGCCGGGTCCACCCGGAGCGACGAGTGGCTCAGTCATTAGCCCATCTGGATCATCAGCAGCGGACCAGCAGCGTTGGCCGTTCCACGCTCATGCACGTTGATGTCGAATCGTTCCGTCACTCGCAACGCCAGAGCGTCCTGAGCAAAGTACAGCGATTCGTCAGCCCGCAGAGTCACGCCACGACGCGTGCCCATCGTTGCGGCCATTGCAAGATCGCCGAAATAGGCAATCTTTGTCCCGCTGGATGCGGTCGATGGCAGAGTCTGAATGAACCGCACTGGATAGCCGAGGAACTGCAGCACTGGCCCGTTGCCAAGATCCTGCACGGTGTTTCCACCAGCAGCCATTTGCAGGCGACCCATTGAAGCATGGTAAACGGCCTTGTGGACGTACCACGCTGGCTGAATGCCTGGGAATTCCGGCAACTTGCCGACTGCTTCCTGAAACGTGCCGATCAGCAGGTTTGCCAATGCGGTGACGCCAGTTGCGGTGACCACGGAGCCTGCCGCCAGTGCGTTTGCAACGCCGGTGATGCCGCCGTAAGTGCTGGTGCCATCGCCAAGGAACCCGCAGGAGTCTTCGCGAACCGCCAAAGCATAGGCGAATTCGCGAGCGTAGTAATCAGCAACTGCGATGATGGAATCCTCGTTAAGTTCGCTGGAATACTGCGTCAAAGCAGCCAACTTCTTAGCTTCCAAACGCACCTGATCCAGTGCTGTCGTGGATGCTGTGATCGTGTCGTTCTGGCCCACAAAGTACGTGGTGAATCCAGACACACGACGAGGCACCAGCGACACATCCGAAGTCATCGGCCAGTTCATGGCGTATCGCCGGAACATGCCAAATTCTTCCTTGAGGTCGATCAGGGCGTTTTCCAGCACTTCAGGAACGAGATACCCGCCCTTGCTGTTGTCGTCGCTGCTGTGCTGCATGGACACGCCGTGATCTTTCAGCCACATCTTTGACCTGTCATCGTTGCCGATGGCAGCCATCAAAAATCGGCCGGTCAAGTAGGCGTTTGCCTCAGCGTCCGGGCCTTTGAAGTGCTTGACGGTGCCGTGACGCTTGGCAGTCGCTGGAACGAGCACCCGAGGCGGCTCCGTGGTTGCAAGTGCGGTGTTGTGAGCCTGGCCGCCAACCTCGATTGAGCCGATTGAGCGAACTCGTGCGGCTGCGTTTGCGTTAACGCGAGCAGCTCGTTTTTCGTCGGCGTACAATTTCTGCAGAACGCCGGGCTTGTCGTCCGTGCCCTGAATGCGATCCACTTCGGCGGCTTCTTCTGGCGTGAAATCGCGGTTTTCTTCCTTTGCGAGAGCGACGATGGCATCAACCTTGCCAAGCTCTTCGTCAATCTGCTCGCGAATTACTTTCAGATTCCAAATCATTTCCATAGTCCTTAGTCGATTGTGATGCCGACTCAGGCCATGAAAAACGCGGCGCAAAAAGTCGGCGAAATGTTTTCGCTTTGACTTTTCCGGCCGCTAACGAGTTGCTCAGAAAGGTTGTGTTCGGTGCAGGATTTCTCCCTGCGTGAGTGCATCTAAGCAGATTGTCGGAATCGTGTCAATGTTTATTCTTTTAACGTAAACACTAAATCTGGCTGCTCCACCATCCGGCCGGGCAATCGCGATGCCTCGTATTGCTCAAACTGCGACATCCATTGCAGAATGGCCGCCTCTGAATTATCTGGTGTTCCTGTGTAGTGACAAAAGCCAGCCCCGTCTGCTTCCAGTTGAATGTAACCGATCATGCCGTCGTTGATCATCGGTTCGAGCGTCTTGAGAATTGCAAAGTCCATACCCTGGGCATCGATCACTAGGCAATCAATCTGTGTGACTCCCAGCATCTGCAAAATATGGTCGAGCCGCACAACTTGCACATGGATCGCTGTGGTGTTGCTGAAATCTACATTCCGCCATGTGCCCTCAGCCTGTGCTGTAATGTTGCCGAGCGACGACGATAGCCCATCAGTGTTATACAGATTAAATACACATTTGCCATGCTCCTCCCCGCAGGCCGCTTCGATCACGATAGCCTTTGGCTGCGTTGCGTACCTTTTCCGGCACGCTTCAGCAGCCTGCGGAACAGGCTCAAACATGATCGTGCGATCGTGCATGTCAACAACACAATCCAGTGTTTTGTCTGGCATGTTTTGCCCAACAATTACCGCAGTTCCCATTATCGCTCCTTGTCGTACCAGCCCTATCGTCCAAACATAGCCTTGATCTGTTGAAGCCGAATTTCACGCGATGCAATTGTTGCTGGCGTCCGACTTCCTGCCGTTGGCTCGTTGGTCTTTTCGCCTTCCGGCTTGCTGCCATACATCGCCTTTGCGAACTTTGGAGCGTCTACGACAATATCTCCGACCTCTGTCGCAAACCCGGCCGCAACTGCTTCTTGTGCCGTGTACCACGTTTCCGCGTCGAGAATGGCCATTATCTTCTTGCGGTCCTTTTTTGTCCGGTCCATGTAGGCGTCCAGAATGGAATCTCGGTATTTGTCCAGAACGTCGGCCGTCTTTCGCAACTCAGCGGCGCTACCCATCGCCATTGTCCACGGATTATGAACCATCATCATCGCGTTTTTCGCCATAACGACGCGATCTCCAGCCATTGCGATGTAACTGGCGATCGAATACGCCGACGAATCCACAACAACGTCAACGCCGCCCTGATGCCGCTTCAGTGCGTTAAAGATTGCTCGCCCTTCATCCACGCTTCCGCCCGGGGATGAGATCCGAAGCGTCACCTTGCGGCCTGACATCTTTGCAAGGTCAGGCAGTACCGTTGCCGCATCGATCATGCCCCAAAACGAGGAACCAATTGCATCGTAAAGAAAGATTTCGCCGGTTTCCAAATCAGACTGGTACATGCTTTGTAACCTTTTCGACTAAGGAATCATGAACGAAAATTGAATTGACTCGTGTCGTCCCGAGTCGCGTGTAATTAAAATCACAAGCAATTGAATACACGGTTTCGGCGTTGTCTTGGATCTTGAAGCCGCCATCAATCTCAATGCCCAGCAGCCACGCCGGAACCCGCCCAATATCATCCGTATTGCTGGAATTGCATTTGTCAAAATGCTCTACCATCAGAATGCTCGTCTGATGATTGCTCAACACATGCTCCATGATAAGACTGTCGATGCTGTCCACATCAATAACACAAAGCATCACATGTGCGTCGAAATTGGAACTTGTTTCGAAAGCATATTCCCCGCGTATCTTGGCCCTTGGAAACTTAGCAGCCAGTTGCCTGATTGAATCTTCGTCTCTTTCAAACAGCACGCAATCAAGCCCGTAATTGTAAAACGGCTCGATTGTCAACGGCAGCCCCTCGCCGTCGCCAGCACCGACTTCAACGCACTGGCCTGGCTGGTTGATTAGGTTCGCCAACGCAACCAAAATTCCCTGTTCACCAAACTGCCAGCCGCCTGCCTTTTCTGTGAGCCACTCAAACTCCGGCCGATCCGCCACAAATCCTTCTGTCATACTGTCGCTCCGAGTATGTAGTCTGCCAAATCTTCAACACGTTCGCCCCATGATGCCGTCAGCTCCCCGACAGCGTCTGGAAGTGCTTTTCCTTGCGTCTTAGACATAACTTCAATCAACGCATCCTGTGAAATGCGGCAATGCTCTGCCGCTGCGTATGGCGTTCCTCCGAGCTGTTCGCAAACATCGCCCAGCGTGTGTTGCCATTTAGCGTAAAACTTTTCAACGGACTGGATCGGCGTTTTTGTTTTGACCGCTGCTGCCACTCGCTGCTGCTCGATAGCCAGCAACGGTCGCAATCGTGAAATTACGGCCATTCGCTGCACTGCTTCCGTTTCTGGATCGTCCTCCGGCTCAGGGTCTTCGGGAACGTCTGGCGAATCCTCTTCCATCGGTGCTGTCACCGTGATCGCTGGATTCTGATACTCATCGCCGCCGTCATAGGGATTCATATCCAGTTTTTCGCGTGCTTCATTCGGGCTGATCACCGTTGCCGCGATTAATTTTGTCAGGTATTCCGCCTGCTTCAGTGGGTCCATTCGCATCAAAGCGTTAGTGTTAAACTTGAAGTAATGCGTTTCGCTGGTCAACTGGCGTTCGGTTAGCAGCGAGCGATTGCAAGCGGCCTCAATGTGAACCAACCAGCGGTTTAAGCAGTTTGTCAGATACGCCAAATGCTTTTCTGCAAGGCTGTTGTAAGACACGCTGGAATCGTCGCCAAGAATCTCCTCCAGACAAAACCACATTGCAGCCTCTTGCCGCTGAAATAGCCGTTGCTCAATCCACTGCGAATCTTTGCCGCTCATCGATACCATGTTGGCCTTGATGCCTTCGCGGAGCATGGCAGTCTTGCCGGTGTTTTCCGCACCGTCGTGAGCCTCGCGAAACATCGACAGGAATTTCTTTGCTTCTTCTTCGTTGCGGAACATTCCGCCCGGGGCTTCGAGAATCAACGACCCGCTGAATCCCTTTTTGGCGAGGTTTCGAACCTGATCTTCCGCTGACAATCCGGCGTCTAGGCTGTTGCTCATGACTGCGGCTGCATTCAGACCGGCCAGCCCGTTGAAGCTGAGTCCATGCACGAAAAACACGTCTTCGTCGGGAAACCAAACCGTCTGGCTGTCGGACGTAACACCGACCTTTTTAGCTAACGGCTCGTGCTGGCACAAAACGGTGCCGTGGTATCGCTTGCCTTCGTACCATTCGGAACTTGATCTGTCTGGCAACAGTGGCCAAAGAGCAACTGGCCGCCCGCCTTCGCGTTCCACAACACATCGCCAGTTGCCGTAGAGCAGCAGGCTCGGAGCACCAAACATTTTCCACTCTGGAGCCGTCTGGTAATCGTTCGGCCGCGTGTGGACGATCTTGTGGCCGGGGTGAGATCGCTCAATGCTGCTGCCGCGTTCAAGTCTGCGATGGCAGTTAATAGGCAGTTGCGAAAAGTGCCCTGCGATCTTGTTGACCGCATACCAGACAGGGGCATACTCAATGGCGCGGCGCGGAGTTAGCTTAGATGTGCCAAACTCCGGCGAAGTGCCAAAGAAAGCACCCAAACCAGAGCCAATTCGTGTAATAAACCGTCGAAACAGTTCCATATTTGGGCTTTCAAACGATGAATAGAGAACCTGTCGGACGCGATGGAGCCAGCATTGCCAACCGAATGCCCATCAACAAAGCCACAGCAGCGTCTATTTTCTCGCTCGAATTCCGCTTATCTGGCATCATCTTACCTTGTGCGTTGCTGGTTGTCATCATGTTAAGGGCACACCAGCGAAGGATGTTGTCTGTCTTGTCCGGCGTGAACCTGTTTTCGCGAATCGCTGCCGTTAGTTCCTGCATCGGCTCGTGAAACTGAAAACAGTTCTGCGGCATTTTAATAACGTCAAGTCCGGCTTGAGATAGCTCGTCGCCCAGCTGAGCCGCGTTGTATGGGTCATAGGCCACCGCCCTGATACCAATCTCTTCCGCCACTCGAAGAAACTCGTCTCTGAGCGATGCCACGACATAGCGGACAACCGTCAGTTCGCCGGTTGCAATCCATCCCGCCCACGGCTGCTTCTTCAAATCTCGTTTTGTTTCATCGACAATGAATGACTTTGTAAATCCCTCGTAACGCCAGATCGTTTTGCCTTCCTCATCCTCGTCCACCGGGAATCGAGCAATTACGCCAAACGATGCCAAGTCATCGCGGCCGCCAAGGTCGATGCCTGCGGTGATTGCGTCTGCGTGTCGCCACGACGAAAGCGAGTCTGCTATGTCGTCCCAGTCAGCAGGCAGAATAAACCGCTCGTACGCTGAAACCTTGCGATTGCAGTGGTAGCGGGTAAATCGATTCAACTCAACTGGTGATGTCTTCGCCTTTGCTGCCGCTTCTCTCAGGGATTCCAGCCCGATCGAAACGCCGATATTGGGGTTCGCCTTTGGCCACAGCGACTCATCCAAGGCGTCGTCGTTTTCGTCAAGTTCAAAGATGTAGGAAAAGTATGACTCGTCAACGAAGTCTCCACGGACAACGCCTGTTGCATAATCATAATCCTCCTGCCAGAGCTGGCTCGTGTCGTCTCCGGCCGTGGTGAAGTCGATAATCAAAGGCTGCGAACGGTTGCCAGATCCCGTCATCATGGTGTCGTAGAACTTTCGATGATGTTCCCGCCAAGCGTGCTTTTCATCCATCAGCACCATGTGAGGGTTTAGACCGTCGAACGGCTTATCGCTTCCGATGCAATGAATATAGCCCTTGTTGTGACTGAACGTGATCTGCTTGTTAATTGGGGTCGAAAGAGCTTTCACATGATCAGACTGGCTCCGCATCCGCTCAATTTCGGCATACATCACCTTTTGTGCCTGCTCTTTCTTCGTAGCACACAACACAATCTCTGCCACGTCTTCCGGCCGTCCCGTGAACGGATTCACGTCTGCCATTCCGCCATCAAGTGCAATGCCGGAACCCAATGTCGATTTGCCGTTTTTTCTGGCCATTGTCCAGAACACCCGGCGGAACCGTCGCGTTCTGTCTTCGCACCGCTTCCAGCCAAATATGTTCCAGATGCCGAACAGTTGCCACGGTTCGAGCTTAAATGGCATCCCTGAGCTTTTCCCGATTGAATGTTTCAGCACCTCCGGAAAAAAATCACAATGAGCTGAAGCCACATCGAGGGAAAAGTAATACGGAAACTCCGGGCTGTTTTGTCGTTCCAAATCATCAACATATCGCTGCACTGCTGCCCGATGCGAAACACACGACACGATGCGACCGCTCAGCACGTCTTTGACGTACTTATCAACGGCCTTGTGTGTGTCGCTTTTTTTCTTCATCCTCTCCCCATTCGTGCCATGATCTTGGCGAACGGATCTTCCTTTTTGTCATCCAGCTTTAGACTAGTCAACTTCTGCCGACTGGCTGGCGTCAGGCCCAATTCCGGAAGCAGCTTATTGAGTTGCTCGCGAAACTTGTGCATCTCTCCCACATAGGCATTCTTTGTGATGGTAAGGTTGCCTTCTTTATCGACGCCTTCGATTGCTAATCCGGTCTCTTCAACCTTGGATCGTGCTTCAATCCACTTAGCATAGGCAGTGCAGTAGGCAATCAGGATCTCGCGAGTATCCGATGACAACACGCCGTTGGTTTTTAGGTCAAGACTTAGCTCGTTCCATTTTTGTGCTTCAACATCGCCAAACCACTCCGGCATTTTCGGACACTGGCCGTCCGCTTTCGGAGCAGCCTTGTTTCTCCTTTGTGGATCTTTACGAAACGAGCCTGTCGCCTCCTTGATTTCTGCCGCAATCGGCTTCCGTCCTCGTGCCATTTTCAGTAATCCTCAATTTTGCGGACACACACGTGCGCG